NGATAGTGTTTCTATCGCCGGAGCGGTATAAGGTTGTTATTGCCGGACGGCGATGGGGCAAGACAAGAGGTGCAATCAATTGGATAACAAAACGAAGCATAATAAATCAAGAATGTCTGTCATGGTGGGTCAGTCCGGTATATTCGCAGGCAAAGACAGCGTTTGCATATTTTAGGAGATTATTTCACGAATTGATAGCTAAAAAGAACGAAAGTGCTTTAAAACTTGATTTAATAAACCGCAGTGTTCTTGAGTTTAAGTCAGCGGATCATCCCGACAATTTAAGAGGTGAAGGTGTGGACAATCTTGTCATGGACGAATGCGCCACAATGAAAGGCGAAACGTGGAGCGAGGTATTGAGACCTGCTATTATAGACAGGAAAGGTCGTGTATGCTTTATAGGGACTCCAAAAGGACAGAATTGGTTTTATGATATGTACAGGCAGGGAACTGAAAGCACAAGAGAAATTAAGAGTTTCAAATATACAAGTTTTGACAATCCGTTTCTGGACAAGGAGGAAATAGAGAAAGCCCGGAAAGAAATGCCTGAAAGACTATTCCAACAGGAGATCATGGCTGAGTTTATAGACGATATAGGCGGTGTGTTCCGAGGTGTCAGGGATTGCATACAAGGCGAGCTTATAGAACCGATTAACGGACACAGATACTATATGGGCGTAGACCTCGGCAAATATCAGGATTTTACGGTTTTATCGGTAATAGATGCAGATACCAGACATCTTGTAGCATACGATAGATTTAAAGATATCAATTGGAGCCTTCAGGAACAGAGAATACTGAATGTAGCCGGAAAGTATAAACCACATATAATTATTGATCAAGGACAGGTAGGGGACGCAGTGCTTGAGGCATTAGCTGAAAAATATGATGACATTGAAGGCATTAAATTCACGAATGAGAATAAAACCGCAATGATTAACTTTCTCAGCAACCTTATTGAAAAAAAACAGATATCATATCCTGATATTCCCGAATTGATAGAAGAACTGAGAATATACGAATACGAACAGCTTATATCCGGCAAACTACGAATGAACGCACCTTCAGGACGGCATGATGATTGCGTGATTTCTTTGGCATTGGCTACATGGGGACTATATAATCAAGCCGATCCTATTGATTGGGATTCATTGGGCGGAATGGAAATCAAAAAGAAAAATATTATATGAAAACTATATTACCCGGACGCAGAATTAGAAAAGCATATTCCAGCACGAAACATACTTTGAAAGATTTGTTTGCCCCTATGGTCAAGGCTACGAGAGCAGGATTGCAGAAACGTGTACTCGAAAAAAGCCTTGACTTTGCAAGCGGCCTTGAATGGATAGGGACCAACCCTGACAAACTGCTTGAGGACAAGGCAAAGACATTACAGCTTTATGATATAATGATGCTGGATGATCGGATCAGTTCGATAGTGGAGCTGAAGATACGGCTTGCTTTGTCAGTGCATGGGGAGTTTGTGCCCGCAAGCGACGAGGAGAAAGACACTGAGCTTGCCGAATGGATAAGCGAGATGTTTTATGGTATGCCTATACGGTGGTGGGATGTGTTATACAATCTGCTCGAAGGCGGGATAGTGCATGGATTCAAGGTAAGCGAGAAGATATTTGACATGGTTGACAGCAAAGTAATACTGCGTAATATCAAGTTTATGCATTCGATGTATTTCGATTTCGGCTATTCGGAGTTCGGCGATCTTGACAAGTTATATATCGGCAAACAGTACGGGGAAAGCAAGATGGTAACAGGCCGGGATATAGCCAACAAATTTATGATATTTGTGTATCCGTATCTGAAGAACGGCATTTATTATGGCGATTCGGATTTGAGGGAAGTGTACCCGCAATATTACGCCAAATACCAGATATTCAGGTTCCGCAATATATACTTGCAGAATTACGGCCAGCCGATACCTATAATAACAGCCGATTCAGCGCGGGTAAGCAACGCCGAAAAAGAGGAAGTGCAGGATTTCGTCGAGCATTTGCAGGATAATATGTACTTGTATCTGCCAGGCATGAGGCCGAAAGACAAGCAGGGAGAATACAGCGAAAAGATATTGGCTAAATTCCAGATTGATTTGCTTGAGAACAAACATGAGCGGGGAACGGATCAGTATGAAAAGACTATCGACCAGCTCGACAGGCAGATATCCCGTAAACTTCTCGTTCCCGATAAAATGGGATTTACGGCTGACAGCACCGGAGCGAGAGCGCAAAGCCAAGTGTTTTTTGATGTGCTCAAAATGGTCATCAAGGATTTACATGGACGGCTTGAGGATTCGGTCAATGAACTCATTAAACAGGTAGTGGATTTGAACTTTCCCGGCATAGAAGAATATCCCACATGGCAGTTCGAGAAGATAGACGAAAAGATAGAACATGAAATGCTGAAAGTACTGCTTGAGAAAGGCGTCATTGACAAGCGGGAGCAATGGATTAGGACATGGACGGGGATACCGGATTTAAGCGAGGAGGAAAGAGATGAAATCGAAGAAAAAAAAGAAGAAGACCGTAAAAGAATTGCCGACGATGTACGAAATCAGGGGTTCCCGCCTGTACCCCTTGTACCAGGAAGAACTCAAACGGCAGTTGCGCCCACAAAACAGAAATTTAAAAACGATGTAGTCAACTACAAAAAGATAAAAGAACAGTATGACACGGCAGAAGCGGATTTTGTGCGGGATTTCACGCTGATACATAAGTCCTTGTCCGAATCATTGGTTAAACAGGTTGAACGCAAAAAGATAATCGAAGATAAAAACTTATCGGACATAAAAAAGCTGAGAGTGAGCAAGACCGATCTCAAACGGTTACTGAGTTTGTATTATGCGAAATTGTATATTGAAGGCAAGGCAAGTGCTATTGAGGAGGTTCAAGGGCGGTTGCCGAAAGCTAATATGGCGGTTTCTCCGTTCGCCACGCAGCCTCCACATACGTTCCTTGACGGCATAGACTGGCTTGATCGTGTGTGGATAGACAGGTATCTGGCCCCTTATGGATTGTTGGGGAAATTGAATCCTGATGATGTGAAATATTTGCAGGAATTGCGGAGTCGGGCATTTTTCTTGACCGGGGATATAGAGCAAAGGATGCTAAAGGACGTTCATACATATATTACAAGCGGGTTGGACAATGGATTAACGGCCAAGACGATAATCAGCCAGATAGACAATGCTTTGACCGCTGACCGCAGGAAGTACGCCACTACAATAGCGAGGACGAATGCGAGTAGTGCCTTTAATGCAGGAAGGATGAACTTTTTTACAAGCGACATGATCCGGCCTCTCATAGAAGCCTATCAGTACAGCGCGATAATAGACAATGTAACAACCCTATATTGTGAGACACACGATGGGCAGGTGATATATCCTAATGATCCCACGTTCGGCATGATGCAACCACCGAATCATTTTAATTGCAGGTCCCTGTTGATTCCCATAATGACAGGGGAAGGCGCAATGACGGAAAGTCCGTATTACAACTATCAGGACGATCTGGAGACGTGGGGAACCGGAGTATCGTCTACATATAGATTACCGGCTGAAGGATTCGGAGGTATAAATAAAACAGCAGGAGGATGGGGATGAGTTTTATAGAAATAACAATTAAAGTAATAAAAAAGGTTTTATGTTTTCCTTTTCTTTTAATTTGCGCCGTAATGTTATATATATTCTATTTGCCGATTTTAATATTTTCTGTTTTTATTATAAATATTGGGGCTGAGGACATTTCTGATTTCTGGGATAACTTAAATAAATGTGGATTTCCTATAGGTACTGATAATGGGTGAAAGCGAGAAGTTGAAAAGTTTACGCCGCAGACCGGGTGCGATAATCAGCAAACCGGCTACAGACAAGTATCGTGATGGATGGGATAGAATATTCAAAAAGGAGAAAACCGATGAAGATAAAAATTGATGTGGATGTAGAAAAGAAGGCGATTACCGGTGTTGAAGTGCCAAAAGGGATTAATTCCGTTGAAATGGCATTGATATTTAATCAGCTCGCTATAAGGACTTTAATGGGTGTTAAGCTGGAACCCATGAGTAATATAATCAAGCCGAAAATGAAAATATTCAACGGCGCACAGAAAGCTGTTTAGGAGGTAAAACAAAATGGCTGAATTTTATGATATGTACCGGTATGATTCCGTTGAGGGAACTATTGCGAATGGAGTTCTGCTTCAATCAGTAGGATTTGTAAATGTAACGCATAAATGCTATTATTTATCAATTACGAACGACGACAATAGCGGCAGTCTTACTTTAAGGGTACATGCGAACACGAATGATGTAATTACAGTAGGACCAAGAGAAACATTGACGCTTAACAATATTGCCGTTAATGGCGTGTTTTTAAGCAACACATCCGGCGCGGGCATAGCCTATCGGATACAAATTTGGGGAGACTAAATGGGGATTGAGATTGCGCGACCGGGACAGTTTACCAGCGTCCGGCAGGACAATGGCAAGAACGGCATAGAAATATTCAAGGCGGCATATTTTAACCGGCTTATAAACATCCATCCGGACAGTTTGATTGCATACTGGCCGATGGACGAAACAGCCGGACTTGTAGCCACTGATTATTCGGGACGGGCAAATAATGCTGCATATTCCGGCGTAACATTGAATAACGATCCCGGACCTGATAGCAGAGGATGCCCCCGATTTGACGGGATAAATGATTATTGCAATATACATAGTGCCGGATTTAATGCTGATTTCGACGGCAATCATGGAAGCACAATAATCTGGGCAAAGGTTTTAAATGCAGGTGTCTGGGCGGATGGTGCAATAAGATTGTTTCTGGCTTTTTATATAAATGCGGGAAATTATATCTGGATATATAAAAACATTCCAAATAATCAATATATTTTTATTCGGCAGAATGGTCTTGGGATTGAGACTTATACGGGCGCAACCACGACAACAGATTGGTTTTGTTTTGGCATGACATGGGATACAACGGTGGGCGTGGATGAGGTGAAATATTATTTTAACGGGACTTTGATGCAAACGGATAATGGGCTTGGAAACATAGCGGGCAATCTTGATGCGAATAGAACATTGATAGGCGCGGGACTTAGATTTCCAGTAGTACAGTTTTCTTGGAACGGTTGGCTCGCGCATTGCGCAGTATGGAACCGGGCTTTATCTGAAGATGATGTAAGACTTATATCGAGGGTTTAATATG